AAACTCGCACTGCGTGTATAAGTCCAACGGGTTTTTAGTTACAGGAGAACCTGTCATCACTCTTCTATAACTTGCACGTCTAGATATGGATAATATGTTTTTAGTTCTTTTAGCTTTAGGATTTTTTATAGTTGTGCTTTCATCAATAGCCATTAACGTTTTATGAGACAGTAAAAATTTGGTTGCAAAATTCTTACCTTTGTCTGTGCTAAAAGCCTCTACATTCATAACTAAAATATGAAGGTCGTGACTTGTTTCAAACAAAGTATTTAATTTTTCTTGTTGTTTTTTATTGATATTGGCTTGCCACAAAACGGACACACTTTCTATATGTTCTGGTAAATGTGTTGGTAATTCTTTTTTATACCAAGTACCTATAACACCCTTTGGTGCAACCACAAGTAGTCCATCTATTTTACCTTTGTCATAAAGCATAGCGGCATTGTCTATTAACACTTTAGTTTTACCTGTACCCATCTCCATGAAATAGGCAAAGTTCTCTCTATTCCAAGATTTTTCTAAAGCCGTCAATTGATGACGATATGGCTTCGTTTTAAATTTATATTTCATCTTTCTATTGACTTAATATATAGGATATATTATAAATGTCAATATGAAAGTTTTGAAAGTATGGATTACAAAGATATAAAGACTAGTAAGTCTACTGTATATGTGGTGCAAGAGATTGCAGGCACAAGAGAGGGTCGTCCTAAATTTAATATTATGGGTGCATCTGAATATGGTAACTTAAAATTTTTATTGGACGAAAGATCACAAATGATTTTTTCTCCTGGTCCTTTAATTTTTAAACTAAAAAATTTAGTCAAAGATTTCAAACCTACAGACTATTTGCTATTAACAGGAGATCCTGCTATTATAGGTGTAGTTTGTTGTTTGGTATCAGACTTAACAAACGGTAAATTTAATCTCTTGAAGTGGGATAGACAAGAAAAGAAATACTATCCTATTGAGATTGATGTTTACGGAACAGGAGCAAAGAATGACGATTGATTTTGAAAAAGACCAAGAACAAGTTATTAATAAGACAGAAAATATAAACAAGCTTGCAGACAAGATAAAAGAAATGCAAGCGGTACAAAAAGCTCTCGAAATGGATGAAGAGCAAATCAAACAAAAGAAAAAACATTTAGAACATTTATCATCAGAAGTGATACCCACTATGTTATCAGAAATGGGTTTATCATTTCTTAAATTAGCAGATGGATCATCTGTAGAAGTTAAAACAAATTACAGCGCCACTATTACTCAAGCCAAAAAAGAAGAGGCGTTTAACTGGCTTCGTAAAAATGGACTAGGGGATATAATCAAAAATGAGATATCCGTATCCTTTGGTCGAAACGAAGATAACAAGGCGGCTGATTATGCCGAACTTGCGAAAGGTCAAGGGCTACAACCGACACAAAAGTTGAAGGTTGAGCCCATGACTTTGAAAGCGTTAGTCCGTGAACGATTGGAAGGCGGTAAAGAAATGCCAACGGAACTTTTCAACATATTTGTTGGAAATAAAACAACAATAAAAAGGAAACAATAAACATGAACAATGTAACAAAAAAAGAAAACGGAGCATTGGCTACAGTTAATTTTGAAGCTGATGCAGGTCAGGGACTGAACATGACGCAAGAAGATCTTGCGCTACCGTTCTTAAAAGTTCTTGGCCAACTATCTCCCGAGTGTAACAAGAGGGATGCGAAACATGTTGAAGGTGCAGAACCTGGCATGATTATAAATACCGTGACGAACGAGATTTATGATGGCATGAAAGGGATAGATGTCGTTCCTGTGCATTACAAAAGACAGCACATAGAATGGCAAGACAGAGGTGAGAGTCAGGGAGCTCCGGTAAAAATATACGATGCTGGAGATGACTTACCTAAAACTACAAGAGACAAGTTTAATAAAGATAGATTAGCTAATGGTAACTATCTTGAAAATACTGCAAGTCACTTCGTAGTTGTGCTAGGCAAAACCCCAACAACAGCTTTGATTTCTATGAAAGCTACTCAATTAAAAGTGAGTAGAAAGTGGAACTCAATGATGATGGGTTTAAAAATGCAGGGTAAAAACGGTATGTTTACGCCGCCAACATATAGCCATATTTATAAACTAAAAACAGTACAACAGTCTAACGACAAAGGTACTTGGTTTGGTTGGGATGTGTCTAGAGTTGGTCCTATTTCAGACGCTGGTATTTACAAAATAGCAAAAGACTTTGGAGCTAATGTCTCTAAAGGCGATGTGAAAGTAAAACACGGCGATCAAGAATCCAAATCCGAGGCACCATATTAAATAATTCATCCTATCAGGGTGAATGGGTATGGGGCGGCAAAGGGAGACTGGACCCGCCCCAGCCATTAAGGATTTATGAAAGAGTTTGTAGAACTATTTACAGGATTAGAGCGAGCGCATGGTTGCACCTATGTGGACAAGAAAGATACCGATGGACTTAAAATTAAAGGTAAATCATTTGTAAAAAGAGAACCTGTTACTGAACAGCTTTGGCAAAATCATCTAAACGGAATAGAACCTAGTCTTGGTATTATACCAATCAATGAAGACAATAAATGTAGATGGGGATGTATTGATGTAGATAAATACACTCTTGATCATTCAGCAATTATTAAAAAAATAAATTCTTTTAAATTACCATTAACTGTTTGTAGATCTAAAAGCGGTGGAGCACATATATTTTTATATACTTCTGATGATGTTCCTGCAAAATTAATGAGAGATAAACTTATGTCTATTAGTGCGATATTGGGTTTTGGTAATGCAGAAGTTTTTCCAAAACAAGTTCAATTAAAATCGCAAGATGATACAGGAAACTTTCTTAATTTACCATATTTTAATTGTAAAAATTCAACAAGATATGCTTATGACAATTCTGGAAATGCTATTACAATAGATAGCTTTTTATCTAACGTAAAACGAATCACTCCAGAGGAATTACAGTCGTTGAAGATAGAAAGACCTTATTCTGAATTTAGTGACGGACCACCATGTTTAGAATCTTTAACAAGAGAAAAATTAAACGATGGTCGAGATAGAATATTATTTCAATACAGAGTTTACGCTAAAAAGAAATGGCCAGAAGAGTGGCGAAACAAATTAAATTACTTTAATCACAAATATTTTAATCCACCTTACCCTGACGATACAATAGAAAAATTTAAAAAAGATAACAAAGAATACGGATACAAGTGTCATGAAGACCCTATGTGTGATCATTGTGATAAAAAATTATGTGGTACTAGAAAATTTGGTGTTGGTAGACAAAAGATATTTCCACAATTAAGTGGGCTTCAAAAAATTAATTTAGAAGAACCCTATTATTTTATAAACGTTGATGGGGATAGAATAAAATTAGATAACGTAGATTATCTATTACAACAAAGATTATTTAAAAGAGCGATAGCAAAACAAATAAATAAAAGAGTTCCTGATCTTACAAAAAAAGAATTTGGTGAGTTTATGGACCCACTTATGGAGACTATGGAAATCATAGAACCACCAGCAGGGTCTTCTAAAATAGAACAACTAACAGATAATTTAGAGGAGTGGTGCACGGACAGAACAGCAGAAGGTTCTGTAAAAGAAGATATGATTTTTGGTAACGTTTGGAATTTTGAAAACCATCATCATTTTATATACACTCATTTTTTTCATAAGTTTTTATTGAGACGTAAATGGCCAGCTAAACAAGAAGAAACTTTAACATGGCTAGTTTTACACTGTAATTGCGAACAAGTTAGAATGAGTATAGGTAAGAAAAAATTATCTGTTATGAGAGTCAAACAATTTAAAAAACAAAATGTAAAAACACAACCTATTCAATACAAAAAGGAGGATGCTTTTTGAAAACAATTGTACTTGGTCCACCTGGAACAGGTAAGACCACAACCCTGTTAAATGAAGTAGATAAATATCTTAAGGAAACAGATCCAGACAAGATAGGATATTTTTCTTTTACACAAAAAGCTGCATACGAAGCAAGAGACAGAGCTATGTCTAGATTTAATTACAGTGAAGATGACTTACCATATTTTAGAACACTACATTCATTAGCGTTTAGAAAACTAGGTATAAAAAAACAAAATGTAATGCAAAAAATGCACTACGAAGATTTGGGTAAAAAATTAAAAATGAAATTAGATTACCACGAATATGACAACAACGAGAGTGGTTTGTTTACAACTAAAAGTGATCTACTGCGAATAGTACAACTTGCTAAACTACGAAACATTACACCAGAAGAACAATATAATTTAAGACAACACACTCAAGACATAACAGAATCTGAATTAAAAAGGTTTTCAAACGAATTGTCGAGATACAAAAAAGAATATAATTTAATTGATTCCT